TTGCCCGTTCCTTCACGACATGCGCGAGTTGCGGACAGCCTTCCCCTTTCTGCGTCTTCACCAGAATGTCTTTGAACACGCTTTCCTGATTACCCATCAGGTTTTGCATGGTCGAACTCAATTCCCTCGGTATGTGTTTGGCGGGAACTGGTATCGGATCATCGCCGACTAACTCGGCGAAGCGGTCAAAATCGACAGTGGTGAACTTGGGGGTCAGCCCAAAAAACGTCACCTCGGAAGGAGGATTGGTCTTGTAGTTATGTGTGTGAGGAACTCTCAACACGCGTGCCCCGTCCGCTGTTACGGCAGGGTCGGCGGCGAAGTGATCTCGCGCACACAAACGCTTCAAGCGTTCCGCTACAGGGAACCAATCATCGTAGCACACTGGTTCCGACAGAAACCAATATACGTGTACACCACGGCCTGAACTGACCATGGTTGGTCTTGGCAGTTTGTTGTTCTTGCAAAACTGCTGAAGGGCTTTAATGGCCTGTTCTTGCGACAGGAAGTCTTTGCTCGGCCCACAGTCCAGATCGAGAAAGAATGAGTGCAGGTGCTTTACGTTATCTACCTTACGTGAGCCTGCTTGTTCAAACGTCGCTAGTCCGTAATAAACATCAAATCCTTCTTGGTCAAAATTGTGGGCGGCATCAACAACGGCGTCTAACGAGTCATAAAACTTCTGCATCTTGCGTTCGTCTGACGACCGTGCCGCAAAAACACAGTAGTAGCCCTCACCACTCAGCGCCTTTGATAAGAATGTTTTCGTTTCCATTTAGCCACCCGTTGCCTAAGTCGCCACGGCGGGGGCGAACCCCCACCGTAGCGTAGTCCGATTACCTTGACGACGAGCGGTTAGTCGTCCCAGTTGTCGATAATCGAACTAAGGTCGCCATCGTCTGCGCTCGGTGCAGGTGCAGACTTGCGGACTACCTTCGTAGGTTCCTCAACGGGTTCATCGTCACTAGCAAAAAGCGACTTGGGTTCTTCCTTCTTCGGTGCAGGTGCGGGAGCAGGTGCCGCCTTCGCGGTCCCATCCGTCTGCGCCACCGTAAGCGTGATAGCTTTCAGAGTATCAGGGTGGTCTTTCATTTCAACCACGGTTTTCAACTCTTGCTCGTCCAACGGACGTACGGCCTTGAAAAACAGTTTCGGTGTACTGCTGTTTTCGTCAAAACGCATATTCGTAATGATGGCAACGGCAGGTGTGTTGTGGGCACTAAGGAAACGCGCATAGGCTTGCATCGGCGTCTTGCCATCCTTGCCATCACCGAAGATCGACGTAGCCGGAAGCTGTAACTGATACACCTTATCAAGTTGTCCTTCGAGCGCGACTGCGATGCGCTGAGCGAAACGACATGCGCGACTTTCACCTTGACCAGACCCCTTGATGTTTTGGGGACAGTCCATGCAACGGGACGCTTGGCGCTGTTCTTGTGGTACGTCAGGCGCAGGTGCATTGGTGTCGGCAGACCAACACTTAGGTGGCGTTGGGTTCTGCGGATCGTAGGTACCCTCGTAGTAGGTACGCGAGATCGGTGCGGCGTTTACGATAACCACGTTCAGGTTATCTTCCTTGGATACAGAGACTTGTTCGCCGTTTACAAACTCTCTGAATTTACCACCGTTAAGGCTGATGCGGCGGCGCTGTTCGCCCCCACCAGAACCACTTAACAGGTTATCATTAACTCCCTGTAATGATTTGAACAGGTCACTGTTCGCTATCGCATTGTTTTCAAACAAGGTAACTTCGGACATATCGTTCTCCTTTATAGATCGTCGTCAAGGTCGTACAAAACTTCGCCATCGGCATCGGCCTCGGCAAAGGACATGGTGGCAACCGCCCCCGTGCCAGATGCTACGGCGACAGTCGAAACCGTCGAGGTAGTCGGTGCAGGTTTATCTGCATCTTTCTTGGTTAGCGCCGTAGACACATTGTCGATAGCAAAACGGTAGGTGTTGCCGACTTTGATGTACGTGTCTTTGGGGATATGGCCTTGACGCACCCACGCACGGATAGTCGAGATCGACACCGAAAAGTGCTTAGCAAGGTCTTCGATAGGTACAAAAGGTCCAGTCATGATTTTTTCCTCACAGATATGACATATTCCGAATCCACGTTTAGCCCTTGCGGTACGAGGTCGGGGTTCTCTTCGAGGAAGGATCGCACGTTGGTTTGGTTGAGCCGCTTTTCCAGAAACTCAGGCACGTTATGCTCCATGATGAAGTGGTGCATAGCTTCCCAGTCGCTAGTCCAGTAGCGCGTCTTAACCGAACGGTAGAATATTCCCTCAGAAGTTTTCACACTCTCGACACCTTGCTCCTTGCAGTAGTCGAGTAGTGCGGCTTTGACCTTATCCAGTTGACTGGTAAGATCGTCGTCTTGCTTTTTGAATTCAGCGGCAAGTTGGGATTTCTTGTCGCGTATCTTCAAATAGACGCGTGTTAGCTTCTCCGCTAACCCTGTTTCCTCACTCATTTCAGTTCTCCTAGTCGCACGACAATAGTGTCGGGGTGTTCACTGTACTAGCACCTAGTGGGCTAGTCAAGCAATTCCTTGTAAAGGTCAATTATTTTTGTGTGTACGTCTATTCTGTTGTCTAATAGTGCGTAAACACGTTTCTCTACAGCCGACCCTTGGAGCTGCACGACGGTACATTTGTGGTCTTGTCCTGACCTGTGTACACGAGCGTTGGCTTGGGCGTAGGTCTCCAGTGAACTGGTTGGACCCCACCACACAACGGTGTTTGCGGCAGTCAGCGTGACGCCGTGCGCCGCAGATTGAGGTTGGATAACGAGCACGCGAGGATCGGGTGTCGTCTGAAACTGGCGGAAAATCTCCGTGCGTTTCGGCGCAGGTACGTCCCCTCGGATGATGTCGGTCGTGATCCCATCAGCCTGTAACTTGTTCGTCAGTATGTCGATGGTGTGCTTGAACGGCACGAACACAAGGACCTTCTTACTGCTCTCGTCGATGACTTCGCGCAGGACCTTGTAGCGGTGCTTGATGTCGAACTCCAAACTCTCTCCACCGTCGGTGTACACTGCACCAGAAGATATTTGCAGGAGTTTGCTCATGTTGATCGCTGCGTTCGCTGCTGTGACTTCCTCGCCTGCCGCCTGTAAAACAAGTTTGTCCTTGAGTTCCTTGTAATACTTGGCCTGCTGTCGGGTGAGTTCCACCTCGCGTTTGACGTAGACCATATCAGGCAGATCAAGGCACTCGGCCTTGGTGAAGCGGATCGCGGGTTGCAGTGCTTTGTAAACGGATTCGGTCGAGTTCTCTTTCGGTATCCACTTAAACTGCGTGATCTTCTGCATGACCTGATCGCGCCATGACCCAAAGAACCTCGGCACGGCAACGGGGTTGACTAGCTTGGCAATGCCATAGGCGTCGAGGGGTGACTGCGCCGCAGGTGTACCCGTCATCATCCATAGCCAAGTGTCCTCGGTTAACAGCTTGTTCAGTGTTTTCCACCGCTTGGTCTGTGCGTTCTTATAATGTGTCGCCTCGTCCACGATGATGCAGTCGAAGCCGCCCTGTGCAATCTCGTCGGCGACGATCTCCACGCCATCGTAGTTAATGACCACGTAGTCCGCGCCTTGCTGAATGATCTTGCGCCGCTTCTCTTTCGCACCGTACGCCACATCCACGGAGCGGTGCATGGCAAACGAAAACAAGTCATTACGCCATGCGCTGTCCATGATCGAGAGCGGGCAGATAATCAACACGCGGTTGACCTTGCCTTGCTTCATCAGAAAGTCGGATGCCCAGATAGCGGATGCAGTCTTGCCCGTGCCCTGCTCGTTGAAGCAGAACGCACGCTTGTTCATTGTCAGGAACGCCGCAGTGGTACGTTGGTGGTCGTATGGCTTGTACTGGCCGGGCCAGTCGTAACGTCCGTGTATGGGTGAGGGTACGTTAATGTTCAACTTGCGTAGTGTGTGCGCTTCATCAACGCCCCAGTTCACCACGACTTTGTTATCAGGCAGTTCCTTACTCTTCGCCACTGTTGTCGTAACTTTGTTGGGGTTACGAAGGCGCAACAAGAGTGCCTTGTTGTTCAAAATTTCCACGTTGTTCTCCATCGCAACGTCACAGATTTGTTAGTGACGCGGTTTTTGTTAGTGCGGCACTAACGTTTTTTCTTGCCCTTACTCAGCGCTCCACCTGCGGCACGGTTCCTGCTACGGCTCTGCACGGTGTACCCATCTTTGTTGGTGCCCCCACGCGCCAACGGCTTTTTGTGGGCGATGTCTTTGCCCTCACGCTTATCGGCTTTGCCGTTCTTGTTAGCGTCTTTACCTGTGCTGTCCATCTTGCGTCGAGCACGTTGGCGCTCCATGCGATCTGCATGTTCGCCTCGCTCTTTCTGCTGTTGGTACTCTTTCTTGTACGGACGTGGCTTGTTCTTGTAAGGCATCAGTG